GGGCAAGTTTATCATTGGTCCATTCGATGAAATTAATGACAAGCTCGGAGAGCTCGGATTAAAAATAAATGAAGACGTGGTGCCTCCAGAGCCATACAAAGGATAAATATGAGCGTAGAAGGTGATTTTGTATTAGGTAAAGTGTCTGTGTCAACGACAGAGAACAAAGGCCATGATCCAGAATTTTGGGCTGCACAGGCCACAAAAAAAATATGCGATTTGTCTGATAATGCGCCCGATCATGTAAAACAACAAGCTCGTGCTTTTCAAAACCAAGTTTATACTGTAATCTTGTATACTATAAAGAACGCGATTAAGTCGCAAAATGTGACTTATGCTAATTTATTAAAAGAGCAAGGCCATGAAGACATGGCTAAAATATTGAGGGAACTATAATGGCAATTACATCTGCGATATGCACAAGTTTTAAACAAGAGCTTTTGGTTGGAACGCACAATTTTACCAATTCGAGTGGAAACAGCTTTAAATTGGCTTTATATACGAGCTCGGCCACACTAGGAGCTGGCACGACAGCTTATGTCACCACAGGACAAGCGACGGGCACTAATTACACGGCCGGAGGAAGCGCTTTGACCAATGTGACGCCTACTACGTCAAGCACAACAGCTTACTGTGATTTTGCAGACTTGACGTTCAGCAACGCAACAGTCACGGCCAGAGGATGTTTAATCTACAACGATACACAATCAGACAAAGCCGTTTGTGCGATTGATTTCGGCGGAGATAAAACATCGACAGCTGGTGACTTTACAGTTGTCTTTCCAACCGCAGATGCTTCAAACGCTATTATTCGTTTAGCATAAGGTCAACAAGGATATGTTAGAATCTAACGATGCCTCTGACCAAATTAAACTTTAAGCCAGGAATAAACAAAGAAGAAACCGATTACTCAAACGAAGGCGGTTGGGTTGACGGCGACAAAATTCGTTTCCGCAAAGGCCGCGCAGAAAAGATTGGTGGCTGGCAAAAATATTCTTCCGATACTTTAATTGGCTCTGCTAGAGCTTTGCACTCTTGGATATCATTGGGCGGAGCTAAATATTTAGGTATCGGCACCACAAACAAGTATTACATTGAAGAAGGTGGAACATACAACGATGTAACGCCTATCCGTAAAGACACGACCAATGCAGCTACATTCGCTGCGACCAACGGATCATCTACTCTTACTGTTACAGATGCGAGTCATGGAGCTGTCGCTGGTGATTTTGTTACCTTTAGTAGCGCCGTAGCATTAGGCGTAAGTGGTAATATTACAGCTGCGGTTTTAAACCAAGAATATCAGATTGATGTTGTAACAGGCACTAACACTTATAAAATCACAGCTAAAGATACCTCTGGAGCTACAGTAACCGCCAATGCAAATGATTCTGGCAATGGTGGATCTGCTACAGATGCAGCATACCAGGTCAATTCTGGTTTGGATGTTTATGTGCAATCTACAGGTTGGGGTGTTGGTACTTGGGGAGCTGGTGGTTTTGGATCATCCACTAGTTTATCAAACACAAATCAGTTAAGGCTTTGGACACACGATAATTTCGGTGAGAATTTAATCATAAATCCTCGTGGTGGCGACATTTATCGTTGGGTTGAGAATAATGGCTTGAGCACTAGGGCAGCAAAATTGTCCTCTGTTTCTGGTGCAAACTTGGTGCCCACTCAAGGTTTGCAAGTGATTACCTCAGAAACCGACAGACATTTGATAGTATTGGGTGCTGATCCGATTAGTGGGAGCTCCAGAACAGGAACCATTGATCCAATGTTGGTGGCATTTAGTGACCAAGAAAACGAACTTGAGTTTGAACCATTGACTACAAATACGGCTGGGTCTTTACGTTTATCTTCTGGTTCATCGATTGTTGGCGGCCTAAAAGCAAGACAAGAAATTCTTATTTGGACCGATACATCTTTATATTCGATGAACTTTATTGGGCCGCCACTGACTTTTGCAATGAATTTGATAAACGAAGGCGCTGGATTGATTGGACCAAAGGCAGCGGTGAACTCGGCGAAAGGCGTATTTTACATGTCTAAAAAAGGGTTTTACTTTTACAATGGCGCAGTACAAAAATTGCCTTGTTCTGTCCAAGACTATGTTTTTGGTGATTTGGATGAAGGCCAAGCATATAAGTGCTTTGCTGGGTAACAGATAGCGGAACGGAAATATCCAGATATGTCATTTACAATTATGAAGAAAATTTGTGGAGCATCGGATCTTTGGAGAGATATGCTTGGTTATCAGCTGGCGTGTTCAATAAACCTTTATCGGCTGGAGAAGCCTCGTCAACTAAATACATTTATGAGCATGAAAAAGGATTCAACAATGATACGAGCTCAATGGATGGTGTTTTTATTGAATCTGCCGACATTGATATATCGGATGGCGATAGATTTGCATTTTTGAAACGTATTCTGCCGGACATACTTTTTGTCAATGACACCGGAACCAGTCAAAATGCTGCCGTGAATATCGTTGTAAAACGAAGAGACTTTAGTAATCAAACACTCACAACAGACTCAACCACGCAGATCACATCCAGCACCACTTACGGATCATTGAGATCCAGGGGCAGACAATTTGTTTTTAGGTTTGAGTCCGACGATGATAACGCAGAAACAGACAGAAAAAACTATAAATGGAGATTGGGTAGCACAAGAGTAGAAATACAGCCGTCGGGGAGAAGGTAAATGAGCAAGTTATTACCAACTAGGCTACCAATCGCAGATGGTCAGAGTGTAACAGCAGATACTTTCAATCGTTTGGTAAGAATTTTAGAGATTAACCTGGGCGCAGTCGATCCAGATAGAATAAAAATTTATAATTCGACCGAGATTAGTGAATTGCAATTTGCTACTGGAGCGATTATATTTAATTCTACAGTAGAGGTTCACCAAGCCTTTGATGGAACAGAGTTTAGAAATCTGTATGAACATCAAACATACTTGACTGGATTATCTGCTACAATGAGTTTAGGTAGTGTCACAGTAACGACGAGTTAGTATGGCAATTAGTGAACAATTACAAGCAAGAATTAGCAGAATGACAAGCGGCGCCGTTCCGTCTGCGCCGAGCAATCCAACTACAGTAGATTTTACAAACTCAGTTGTTCAACCAACTAGAGGTGCTATTTCCGATAGAGAAATGGAAATGTTTAGACAAGCTAGTCCTACAAATTTTATAACTTTAACAAATGGTCAAGATACTAGGGTTTTAAAAAGAAATGATCCCCAAGTTAATCAATTTATTGAAGCTGGTTATAAAGAAGTCTCAGCGTCACCAACTACAATGACTGGTGCCCAAATGACAGAAGATGAAGAAAGATTTTTGTTTGATGCCTTGCAAGGTGCAAAAGGCACTATGACAGATAAAGAAGTCTCAAGGTTACTCCCAAGCGACCAAGATCCCATGGATGAGATGGATGAGGAAACTAGGCAAAGATTGGACGAATTGCTTGGCAAGGCCGCAGCTCAACAAATGGCACCAATGGCACCATTGGCAGAACAGCTCAAAGCAGCTGGTACCGGAGAAGACACAGCATTGGCGCATTTACGGCCCGGCGAGATAGTAATACCGCCCGAGTTTATGGAAGACGACGAGTTTGAAGGCGCATTAGAAAGAAAATTCAGAGAGTTTAACATCAACCCAGAAGAGGCCGTGGTCGGCATGGGTATTGCAAGTCTAAACCCACAAACAGGCCTAGAACAGTTTGGTTTTTTCAAAAAGATATTCAAAGGCATTAAGAAAGTCGTTAAGAAAGTTGCTCCAGTAGCTATGTTGATACCTGGTGTTGGCACAGCATTGGGCGGTGTTTTAGGCGGCATTGGTGGCTTGGCTACAAAAATACCTGGCATCGGTGGAGCTTTAGGAAAAATAGGCAGCACTGTTATGGGCGGGATTGCTAATCTTGGCATACCCGGCATATCTTCCATAGCGGGAGGCACAGCTGGCGGTTTCGGTGGTATTAAAGGTGCGCTTACTACAAAAGCTGGTCTTTTCGGTGGCGGTCCGTTTTCGGGTTTAGCGGGTGCTCCAGATTATTATGCTGGGGGACCGGGTTCTGATCCAGAATCGATTGCAAAACAACAAGTAAAAACACAATTAGAGCAAGCCAGAGCACAAGCTCTTGCTTCTGGAAATATGGAAGACGTTGCTAAAATCGACGCTTATCTTGCAATGCCAGAGAATCAAGTAGCGGAAACCGGAATGTTTGGTGGAACACTTGGGCCAAAATTAAGAAATTTCTTTTTAGGGACAGGCCAAGGTCAAGGCCAAGGTCAAGTCGGCGGTGGTCTTGGTGGTTTACTAGGCGGCGGCGGTGGCAGCGGTTTAGGTAATTTTGCGAAAATGGCTGGCATTGGAGGTTTAGCTGCTGGTCTAGGTAAGCTGGCTTATGAAGATGCGAAGAAACAAAAAGGCGTACCTCTGACGCCTATGGTTATGGAGAGCCCAACCGGACGATACAATATTGAAGCTGAAATCGCTAGAAGAATGGGACAACCCGCACCAAACCCTGTTGAGTTTGGTTTATTGCCAGAAGGCACAATACCAGAGCTATCTGGTGGACAGCCGAGAATGGCTTATATGGGCGGAGCTGTTGAAGATCTTACAGGTGGGATGGCACGAGGACTTAGATATGGCGGTGGCATCGGCGCAATGTCTAATTCACCCACTATTATGATGAATCCCGATATGCCTGTGATGGCTTTTGCCCAAGGCGGAGCTGTGCAAATGCAAGAAGGTGGCGGCATGGATCCGAGTCAGTTTCCAAGAATGGATGGCGACATCAATGGTCCAGGCACAGAAACCAGTGACGATATACCCGCCATGCTATCAGACGGCGAATTTGTAATGACTGGCCAAGCGGTCAGAGGCGCTGGTTCTTATGATATGGCCATGGATCCAAAAGGCATAATCAGTTTGGTTCCTAGTTTTGAAGAGAACAGAGAAAGAGGCATGGATCTTATGTATAAGATGATGGATGCTTTCTCTACCAATGCGGAGTCTAGCTAGATGGCTATTTTTGATAGTATTAGAGATGCAATGATGAGAGCAAGGCAGCAAGTTAAGCCGCCTAGCATTAGTCCACTTAGTCCTATTGTTTCGCCAGTTGAAAGGCAAATGACGCCACGTCAACTAAGAGGCAGAAATAGGAACCCAGCAAATATTAGAAGGCCAAATCCTGGTACCACAACGGGTTTAAGGCAATTATTGCCGCCCATGGGAAAGGACGGATTAGCTGACTTAATTGGAAAGATTCCACCAAGAAAGCGATACGTTCAACCTCCGCTTCTACCAAGTATAGAGCAGATGCCTAGATTAGATGCAGTAGATGATCGAGGAGTGCCCATCTTTGGAGGGAAAGATATGTTTACTGGTCCATTGGTGCCTCCATCTTTTCAGCCAACACAAGAAATGCTAATGAGCATGAATCCAGACATCGGTGGTGGTAACATGCCCGCTGTTTTACCACCCAATTTAATGGGAGGCACGGATATTTTTGCAGAGGCGACTGGAAATGAAGGCGGTGGTGGTTTACCAACACCCGAAGATCTTAACAGATATCCTAAGCCGGACGTTGATCCAGGGCCGATGTTGGGCACATTTGGTGGAAGAGGATATGGTGAATATCCTTTGGGCACTGCTGGTCCAAAATATCTATATGACGATCAAGGTAATCCAATTATGGAGCCTCCTTTTCCACAGGAGGAAATTCCATTAGCGCCACCAGTTAGCCCATCAGTTAGCCCACCATCGCCAGTTGATACATCTCTAACAGAAACGACACCAGCGCCGGACACTGCTCCAGTAACAACAGAGACAGCGCCAGCCACAGGTAGTGGAGGAGCTCCAGCGCCATTTGCTGCTAGTGTGAGACAAACATCTTCAAGAATGGATCCAATAACTGAGCAATTATTATTTGGACTTGGCGGAAAAGGCGGTTTTATTCCTGGGGCAATGAGAGCCTCTGAGAAGGTTTTTTATGACGATCAAGGCAATCCTATTGTCATTGATGAAAAAGTGGCTGATTTCAGCCCAGATCAGCTTGCAGCGATGCAAATGCAACGAGAGTCTCTTGGGATGCAAGATCCATACTTGCAACAAGCAGCTGGGGCTTATGGAGCTGGAACACAAGCATTGGAAGAAGGATTACAAAGAGGCCGAACAGCTGCAATCGGTTCACTAGCGGCCACAAGAGGCGGTGTGGGATCATTGCAACGTGGTTTGGGTGAGTCAGCTGACATTCTGAGAGGCACGATCGGCGGATATGATCCGAGCATGACCGATAGATTTTACGATCCGTATGAAGATCGCGTGGTTCAACAAACCATCAGCGATATAATGGAAAGGGGAGCACAAGGCGATATAGCAGCGAGAGCTGGAGATATCGCAAGAGGCGGAGAGTCAGCCTTTGGCTCCAGAGCCCGTTTGGGCGCCTCAGAGCGCCAAGAAGCGCTCGGAAGGGGATTAGCAGAAGCAGTCAGCGGAATACGATCTAGGGGCTTCTCAGAGGCTCAGAGGACTGGTTTGGGTGAATTTGCAAGACAAAGAGCTGCTGAAAGAGCGGCTTCTGCTGGTTTAGCTGGTTTAGCCGGGCAAGGATTCGGTGGATCGCAAGCATTGGCTGGAGCTCTCAGTGGACTCGGTGGAACCGAGCAACAAATCGGACAACAAAGATACAGCGGTCAATTCGGCCTTGGTTCTAGCTTACAAGGTCTTGGAGCGCAAGCAGCTGGCGCCTCGGCATCCGACATAGCTTCT